CAGCGTTGTTAGGGATCGCGGTGAAGCTGCTGTAGTCATGATGACCGTTAGAGTTCTCGCTCAGAATGATGGCCGGAACGTCAGCGGTGGCGTCGAAAAGGATCTCGACGCCCATGCCCACGCACTGCCACCACATCTGGTGGATCGCGACCTCGGTGCATGTCTCGCCCCGGCTATTGGTAGCCAGGGCGGACACGTCAATCTTAGTCACGGCGCTCTCGCCCGTCCCATCCGAGATATTGGTGAACTTCAATACAGCTCGACGCTCACCGTCCTGAATGGTTTGGCTAGTGACAGCATCAGCCATGATTCACTACCTCTTATTGGTCAGCGAAGGCCGGTGCGTCAGCGCCTTGCTGGTAACCCCAGATGTACCAGTTGGTCGAGTCTTTGGCGGTGATGTTGATTTCCATCAAGACAAAATCGGTCAAGGTAAGCTTGGAGTTGGAGTTACCGTCTGCATAGACGCTGGCGGGCGTGCCCGTAATATGCAGGACGCCACCAATGTAAAAATTAGTGTCGGAGCCAGTGTCGATGATGAGGTTTTCCGTTTCCTCAGCAGCACCACCGTAAACAATCTTGAAGTTGCTCCCAGCAACAGGGCTGGGCAGCGTCAAGGTGCGGTTTGCAGTTAGTGCCGGAACGACAAGAGTGCGACCGCTATGAGTAGCGTTGTCGAGGGTCTTGTCTTCATCACCGAGGGCAACGGGTGCGCCACCGTAGGTGCTGACTTCAGTGATGGTACCCGTCGAAGCATTCTTGCTGACGGTCTTGAAGGTGCTCTCAGAGCGGACGGCACCGGAGAAAGTCGTGTTAGCCATGGGAATCTCCTGTCGTGGCTAGAGTCGAGCTCGGGTGAGCTCGTCAGGGATCTTGGTCATTTATACGCTTCTTGCTTGCAAATAAAAAGGGCGCCCCGGAGGGCGCCCTGACGTCCAGCAGGGTGGGTGCTTACGCCCCCTGCGAGCCGTAGATGCCACGCCAGTCGCTGAAGCCAAAGCTGTAGCGCTCGCGGGCCTTGTAGCGGAGGTTCCCGGTGGAGAAGTCCGGCTCCATGGAGGTTTCCATGGCGGTGCGCTGGAACATCTTCAGGCCTTCGCCCATCTCGGTCACGGTGGTGAGCAAGAAGAACGCATCCGGGTCGGTCAGGTAGTGGTTCACGGTGTAGCCACCGGGAAGCACGCCCGTATTGCGGATTGCGTTGATGTCGTTGTCAGCCGTGCCAACCCGGAGCGTGGACTCCAGGATGCGGTCAGCAACGAACACCAGCTGCGGGGGAACCACAAGCTTGGTCGCCTGCACGGAGATGGTGAGACCACGATCGTCGGTGAAGGTGCTGATATCGATCAGCGCGTCTTCAAGGGACGTCTCGTTGAGGTCAGCCATCGTCGTCGCACGGTTGGCAGCGGTGCCACCGCCGGCCAGCGGGTGGTCGGTAGCGATCAGTGCCTTACCGTCGCCGCCAGCGAAGCTGGAGGAGAAGGCGTTGTTAAGCACGTCAGCACCCTTCACTTCCTTGGTGTTAGCCATGGAGCGACCGAGGGCCTTCACATAGCGCTTGCCGAGGGAGTCATACAAATTATCTTCCAATGCCTCTTCCGTGAGCGAAAAGGCGAGTGCGATCGTGTCGTGGGTGTAACGAGCAGTGTAGCTCTCGGAGGCGTTGTCGAATTGGACGCCCTGGCCTTCGGTCTTGACGGGAGCTCCGCCAAATCCGGTGACCAGCACTTCCTCTTCAAACGCACGCTGAGAATCTTCGATGGCGAAGATCTCTTCGTACTCGCGAGAGTAGCTGTCGTAGCTCATGCCAAAGAGGCTGTTGAGTCCGGGCTCAAGCTCTTTGGCGAGCTGGGCGCGTGAAATAGCCATTATTCAGCCTCCTTATGCAAGGCCAGCGGACTTCACGCCCATGATGTGGTTCTGAATCACCACCATCACGTTCGTGTTAGCCGAGGCCACATCGTCGTTATCGGGATCTTGCGAAATGTCGATCGCCTTGAGCGGCAGGGTCGTGGTCGTAGCACCCGTCGTGACGTCGAGCTCCAGGTTGGAGCGGCCAGACTTCACGTCGCCGGTCGTAGCGTTGTCGACGATATCGAAGTTGCCGAACAGATCAGCCACCGGGAAGGCAGCGTCTGCTTGCACTTCAAACACCACAGAAGGATCGTCGATCACGAACGCAATGATGTCGTCCGCAGCGATCGAACCAGGGTAGTAATTTTTGAACACCTGCTCCCCGGTCGTGGGATCGGTGTAACGCACACCGTTGAAAACACCCACAACAGGAACCGTGCTGGAAGCAGCGGCGCGCTCAATACCACCACCAGTTACTTGCTTGACCAGGTCGCCCTGGAAAATTGCACCGGAGAGGTTGTTTGCGATCCGGTAACGGGATTGACCCCCAGAGTAAGGGGCTCCACCCATCATACGGCTCGGACGCAACCCGAATGCAGCGTCTTTATTTGCCATGTGAATGGCCTCCTATCAGCGTCGTCCAAAAGTGACTTGGGTATCGCGCTGGGGGTCATACTTAACGTAACGGCTGTCGCCACGGAGCTCGCCAAACATATTATTGTCCAGCGCTTCCCGGGCCTGGCGCGTCTTGTCGTTGTAGTACGCTCGACGCTCCTCAACCGTTTCGATCGGTAATTTCGCCAGCAGCAGACCCTCGGTACTAATCACGCCCTCATGGCGGCCGCTGTCCATGGTGGGGTAGGCATCGCGCCACTCAGGCGGGAGATCGGTGCCACGCACCAGTTCCCAGCCCTCGCGCACTCGACGGGACACGTTGGCCCTGTCTTCTTGCCCCAGCATGCTCTCCCGAATCCAACGGTATTCATACCCCGGAGGAGCCGGAGGAGTTTCCAGCTTGCGCACTGGGCGCCAAGGTTGTCTGCGAGCTTGTTTTTCGTGAGTCTCGGAATCACGGTTTGCGCGGTTCGACGTGTTACTCATATCAGCGTGCCTCTCGTTGTGCGATCTTCTGCTTTTCCTTCGCCACCCGTTGGAGCCATTGCTCTTCCGAGAGGTTGTGCGGCTTCAGACCGCGGAGGCGTTCGATCTCCGACTTGGTGAACGTCACGCCACGCTTAGCCTGTGTTTTTTGTCGACCTCCTACGGAGGCGGAAGCGACTCTTTGCACAGAGGGCCGGCTTTCCTGTTTCCCGACGTCTTGGCCACCTTCTTCGGCGGCCTGAAGATTAGGATACGCCCGATACACCCGCTTGTTCAATTCCGAATAGTAGTCCTCGGAATCTGCCTCAAAGCCTTCGTTCAGAAGGTTGAAGTGGGTAAAATAAGCAAGCTGCGTAGCCGCCGCGTGGTCAGGATCCTCTTGGTTCCCGTACCAGGGGTTCTGCTGGTGCCAGGACAAAGCCTGGTCAGTCGGCTTCACAGGCTCCTGCTGTTGCGGCTCGGGCTGGTACTGCTGATATTGCTCAGGCTGCGGCTGGACCTGCTGAGCCTGGGCCTGCTGAACACCGGCCTGGCGAGCCTTGGCCGCGTTGAGCTTCTCCTTCTGGATCGCGAGCTCGGTCTTCAGCGTATCGGCCTTGGACATGAGCTCGGCGTCGCCGCTGGAGACCGCCTTGCGGTAGATCTCATCGACCTGGTCCGACTTGGCCTTCAGCGACTCCTCTTCCTTCTGGAGCATGCTTTGCTGGTATTGAACCGTCTGCTGACGATACTGCTGGAGCTCCTGCTCCTTCTGCATCGCCACGCGCTCTAGCTGAGCGGCGCGCTCTTCGGCCTCCCGGCTCTTCTGGTTCAGCTTATTGATGCGCCGGGACACCTGCTTGGTGTAGCGCTCAAGCTCATCGTCACTTGAAGCCTGAGGCTCCGGCTGCGATTCGGTTTCGGGCAGGTCTTCGGTGATCTCAAAGTCGACCTGATCTTCTTCAGCTTGCTTTGCCTGGTTCTCAATCATCGGAAGCTCACTATGTCGTCAGGGTCTAGGATAGTACCAATGACCTCGTCGTCATTGATGATGCGGACCTCAGCACCGTCCTCAAGCTTGAAGCGGGCCCCGGAGTAGCGGCCGATCAAGACCCAGTCACGCTCCTTGCACCACGGCTTATGGCCAAACTTGGCCGTCTCCGCATAGCAAAGCGGGCCCATCTTAACGACATAGGCCACCACGGTGGCCAGGCCCTCACGATCAAGGGTTTCCTGGGTGAGATGAATCCCACCCTTGGTAGTGCCCTTCCCCGCATAAGGAAGTACCAGCATGCGCCACCCCGACGGGCTTGGCATGCGCTCAAGCGCACTCTTGTCCAGCAAAGTTGGATCGAGTACGCGCTCCTCGGTGCTCACATAAGCACCCTCTACACTGGGTTTACTCACCGCGCCTCCTTCTTGAGGTAGTCCCTAATGGTCTCCTCAATCAAGTCTAACGCACGCAGTTCGCCCTGCACAAATTTGTACTGTTCCATATCTTTGAGCAAACCATTCATGAGCATCTCTTCGATCAGCGCCCGACGCTCGCGAATGGTTCGCTGTAACTTGGACTGAAGGTCTAACTCGTCCATCAAGTCCTTTCGTAGTAATAAAGACCCTTCGTGGCGGCGCCGGTGCCACGGGTCTTCATTCTCTTAGGCTTAACCTTAGCGGCACCCATAACGGCGCCACCTGCCTTCATCGCTTTCGCCTCCTTCATGGCGATGGCGACAGCTTGGTTTTGCGGACGACCTTCTTTACGGAGCATCGTGATGTTCTCCGAGATCGTCTCCTGGCCACGTCCCTTCTTTAGCGGCATCTTATGCCTCCTTCTTTGGTGCCGCCCTCCGGCGGCGCTTGGGTTTAATTGCCGGCTCCTCGATCAGGGCCTCTTGCTCGGCGTCAGAAAGAGCCACCAAAGGAGGCGCAGGCTCCTCCCCGGTGGCACGGCCTAGCTTGGCCGCAATTCGTGCCTCGTTTGCCGCGTCGCGATCAGCCTTGCGCTTCTTCTCTGAGGCGAAAGCTTCTTGCTCGATAGCGCGGAGCTCTCTCTTGAACGCACGCAGCTTTTGAATGGCTTCTAGTCGGTAGCTGGTAGTCATGTTTATCTCCCAAATTTCCTAGCCATTTCCATCAGCTTCAGCTCAGCATT